GCAACTACTACACTTCCTGTCAATCTTACACTTAATGATACCACTAGACCTTTAACTTTAGCAAATGGTACTCCTGTTACTGCTGCTGAATTACTTAATGTGTCTATGTTTACAGTGTATAATGATAGAACTAGAGGTCTTTTAATCCTTACTTCTAGAACTGTTGCTTAATAATAATTAAAATTTAATAATCATGTTTTCAAATTTAACTCAAAATAGTGTTATTTATATTATGGACTTAAATAATAGTCCTAAAATAACAAGTGGTCTTATAGAGAGTGTTTCTTTACCTAGACCTAAATATAATGGATTTAATCCTACCTTTGAAACAGTAGTTGATATAGTAGCTAATATAGCTGGGGAGAGAAGAGAATTTAAAGGTGTTCCTAACAATGCAGTAGCTGATTTTGGTGAAGCTGCTTTTATACTTGCTGAAAATAAAGAAGTATTAAGTTCTTATATTAACTCTATGCTTCAAAACAGTAAGAAGATTGTAAATAGCATGGAAAAACACCAAAAAATTATTGCTGATTGTGAGGAAGCTTTGAATGAATTAAATCCCAGTTCTCCTGCTGAAAATAAAGCTATGCAAGACTTACAAAGTCAAGTATCTGAATTACAAAAAGGTATGCAAGCACTACTTGAAAAGTTAAATAAAGAAAACACTAACTAAGAAAGGAATTTATTATGATTATGGTTTCATTTAGAAATAGAGAAGATAAAGAACATCTTCTTAAGAAAGCCAAAAAGATGGAAGAGTATGCATCTATGGTTGTTGAATGTCTTGAAAATTCTGATTATGATGATGAGGGTTATTCTGAAAGAAGTATGAGGAATTATAGAGATGACGATGAAGAGATGTCTGGTAGATATGGCTATCGTAGATACAGAAGAATGTAAGTTATTAATCAGGGGATAGCCAACACTATCCCCTTAAATTTTAATTATTATGCACAGAACAAATTTCACACAGTTTGATGAGTACCCTGAGGCTATGCTTATTTATATGAGAAACTATGGTCCTCACTTCAATAAAAAGCTCTGTAAGTTTGCTACAGACCAAATGACTAAAAAGATTAATGGTGTAGAGCAGAAGATACAGCCTTACACCAAATCTGAAGTTGAGAATATGCTGAATTTACACCAAATTGAGGTTAAGAGAGGTCAACTTCATGACATAGTATATGTAGCTAATATGTGTAAAGCAGACTTTTTAGGTTCCAGTGTTATTGATGACAAACATTTGGCTTTATATGTCAAAGATGTTATTGATGATGTAGATGCACCTGATGGTCTAGTCTTTAATAGATGGTATGCAGATATGTGCTACAATGGTATAGCAATTGATTGGGAAGATATGCTTTAAAATGATTAGACAAGATATAGATGTTAATGGATATTGGAAAATTATAGTCGTTTATAATGTCTATCTTGGAAAGAAAAATACGGGTTTTACTTTTACAGATTTTAATAAACGTAAGAGTGTGGTTGGTATATCAAGAGCTACTTCGCAAGCACAATTCTTTAATACATTAGTTCATGAGGCTAAACATACACAATCACATATATGTAAATATTATAATGTAAAAGAAGATTCAGAAGAAGCTGCTTATTTAATAGGTTATATTATACAAGAAATGCATAAGGTTTTTAGAAAAATGATAAGTGCTGGTAATTAATTACTAGCACTTATTTTTATAAATAAAAAAAGTTTGTATAAAAACAAAAATAATTAATTTTGATATTTTTGCAAAAAAATTAATTATGGATAATCAAGACATACAATTACTTGGTCGTAATCTTTGTTGTACAAAATGTCAAGATAAGAATACAATATTTCATCCAGAAACTTGTATTGAAAATACTTTAATTAATCATAACGGAAGTCAAACATTACTTGATTGGGTTACTGCAGATACTGATAAAAATTTACAAAACTCATTACTAGATTGGTTAAATTTAAACTATCCTATTTCTGGTGGAGGAGAGTGTTCTTGTTTAATTAAGAGTGTAGATACAAATTGGTTTGATGTATCTGACGAAGGATTACTCTCTTTTAAAAATAATCCTTATGAATTACCTGTTGCTACAGATAGGATTTTGGGAGGCATTAAAGTAGGTAGTGGGCTAACTATTACTAATGGTATACTTAAAAATCCTAATGTATATACTACCACTGAAGATAGTGGTATTATTATAAATGAGTCAAATGAAATTAGTATTGACTCTAGTATGTTTCCTACTGTTAATAATGGTTCCTTAACTATTTCAGATGCAAATAATACTAGGGTTAATTTTACTGCTAATTCAAGTGTAGATGCTAGCTTTACAATACCTAAAGCTACATCAAATATTTATGGCACAGCTAAAGCTATAGAAAGTACAGAAGGAAGTAGTGCTGATGTATACCCAGTTAAAATAGGAAGTTCAACTACTACATATACTAATGGTACTACAATTTCTACTGGTCAATTATATTTTGTAGCTCCTCCATCTTCGAGTAATGTATATACTGCAGGTAAGGGTATTTCTATTAGTGATACTAATGAAATTAATATTATCCAACGTAATCCTGTATATTTTGTAAAAGACCCTATATATGATGGAAGCATGTCCCCTACTTCACTTTATGCTTTTACAAATAAATTGATTAATGATATGAGCTGGGGCTTACATCCTATAATATATTTGTATATCAGTGAGCATAGTACTTTTAGTGCTAGATACCCTGAATTAGGAAGTCATTTACAAGGTTTTATTAAATTACTTACTACTAACACAAGTTTGCCTGGGTATTCATCGTTTCCTGATAGTACAAAAGGAATGCTAACTTTATATATTTATACTTCATGTGTAAGTGAATCATATTCTAATTCTACTATTACATTTGATAAAAATTATTGCTTTTTACAGGGATTGTCTGTAGGAACTACAGACACTAATGCCTCTGTCATACGTAATTCTTACTCTCATAATAACCCATCTATTGCATTTAGTAATATAGGTGAAACGGCACGTAACCTTACTGAAAACGGATACACTATCGCGTTAAATACTACTGGAAAAAGTGTAAACAAATTTGACTTTTTATATCTTAAGGAACCGACTAATACAGAAGAAGTTTTTATTAAAGATAGTATTACAGGAAATAATTTTAATATTGTAAATCCAGATTTTACAGATAATAATATTAAAATTCATATATTTTGGAGTTCTTATGAGAGAATTCCAGGTGCTGCTCGTACTGACGTTAATACTAATAATTAAAAATTATAACAAATGAAAAAATTTATATATATACTTCCTTTAGTTTTAATTGGCTGTACTTCGCCTAAAACTATCATTAAAGAAGTACCTGTTGAAGTAGTAAAGACAGAATATAAAGATGTTTATCATTTTGACAGTATTTATTTAAAAGAAAACGTTTATGTTTATCAAAAAGGAGATACTATCTTTAAAGATAGTATTGTAAGGCATTATGTAGAGAAACAGATACACGATACTTTAATTACTCATGATACTATTCCTCAAATTATTTATCAAGATAGAATGGTTACAAAGAAAGTTCCACAATGGTGGCCTGTGTGGCTAGTATTAAGTATTGTAGTTGTATATTTTTTGATTACTAAAACAAAGTTTATAAGTAACCTTAAAGAATTTGTTAAATATATTATAAATCTTTTTAAATAAAATGGATTGGACAACTATTATTGTAGCATTACTATCTGGTACTACTATAGGAAGTATTGTAGAAGCAATTAGATATCGTAGACAAAATTCACAACTTAAAGCTAATGAAGTAACTTTATCCTCTGTTGATACTCAAAAGGCAGAAATTGATTTAGCTAATCTTTATAAAAATGAAATGCTTAAGGTAATAGACCTTTTAAAAAGTTCACAAACTGAAAGTAGTGATAATCACAATCAAATAATTAAAAAATTAAATATTCTTGATAAAAGATTGGATATTTTAGAAATAAACTATAATAATCTTTCAGAGTGGGCAAATGGCAGTTATCATAACTTTCTTGCACATAAAGAACAATTAAAACAAGATTAATTATTATTTTAAATTAAAATAGTTTATTATATAGTATAAAAATCAATAATTTAATATTTTTGCAACAAATTTAATAGGAGAATAAATTATGGAAGAAGATTTTTTGGACCTCGGGCTTATTGACCCAAACATTCTGGAAGATGTGCCAGAAGTCAAAGAAGAAACTACAGAGAAAAAAGAGGACATTGACAACAGTGAAAAAAATGAAACTGTAATTGAAGAAAAAACTGAGGAACACGAGACAAAGGCAGAAAAGAAAGAGGTTGAGAACTCCACGTCTACTGAGACAGGTTCTCCTAATATAAGTTCTTCCATTGCCCAAGCTCTTGTAGATAGTGGAGTTCTTCAAACTCTTAATGCAGAACAGATTGCTGGCATTACTGATGCAGAAAGCTTAATTGCTGCTCAAGAAGAAGAAATAAATAATAGAGTTGATAGTCAACTAACAGATATTCAGAAGAGAGTAAACAACGCCTTGAATTATGGTGTAGAGCCCACTAAAATACAACAATATGAACAATGGATTAATACACTGGACCAAGTAACTGACACAATACTTGAAGGCGAAGGAGAACAGAGTGAAAATTATAGAAAAAATCTAATCTATAACAATTATATTGTTAAAGGTTTTGATAAAGAAGATGCTTTAGAAATGACTAATCGTTCTATTGAGAGTGGTAAAGATATAGATGATGCTAAAAAAGCATTGAGTTCTTTGAAAAAATACTATCAAAAATCCTATGAAGATGAAGTTGCTGATGCTAAAAAACAATATGACATACATATTGAAAATCAGAAGAAGCAACTTAAAGACCTTAAAGACTCTATTTTAGATGATAAAGAAGGTTTTTATGAACAGTTTGAAATCAATAAATCAATTAGACAGAAAATTTTTGATAGTGTTGCTAAGGCTAGTATAACTGATGGGGATAAAAAACTTACTCCTCTACAGAAATTTATTAAAGATGACCCAAATAAAGCTAATAAGATAATAGGTACTTTGTATGTAATTACTGATGGATTTACTGATTTTAAAGGGCTGATGAAAGGAGAAGTTAAGAAACAGGTTAGAGATAGTGTTAAAAATCTTGAAAGAGTTTTACATCAAAGTAATATTTCAGATGGCTCAATGAACTTTAAGACTGGTTTAACTAATGAACTTCCTAATACAAAAATACTAGATTTTGATTTAGAAGATTAAACAAATAAACAAAAACAAAATAATTTATGAAAGTTAATGGTTTGAAAATTAGACCTGCACAAATGATTGGTGGTGGTGTAACTCAGATGAAGTCTCTTGCTGAGCTGGGTTTGCAGATGCCTCAACATCTTGATAAAATGGTCACGAGACTTTGGACTGCTAATTACGGTCCTTCTTTTAGTAATCTTATTGATAAGTATGCCAAGGTAATGACTTTTGAAGCTGCTGAAGATTACACTTGGAAAATTATGGGTTCAACTTATCAAAATATTCCTTTGATAGAAGCAAGAGATTCTGCTGGCACTGTAATTGATAATTCTTATGCGAATGCTATGGTTGGTGCTAACGGTGAGATGCTGCAGCTTGTTTTTGAAAAGGCTTATTTTGGTGATGGAACTCTTGTTCTTGGTAAGCACAATGAGCTCTATCCTTTGAGAGTCATGGGTGATGGTTTTGCTGAAGGTTCTAATTGGGTTATAAATGTTACTTTGATGGGTAATGCTTATGATGGTATTCCTAAAGAAGACCTTTATACTGGTGAAAGATTCAGTAGAAGTTTTGCCCCTGTAGAGGAGGAGCTTTCCAGACGTGTTGGTAATATCGTTAAGAGTACTCCTACCGAAATGAGAAATGGTTGGACTACTATTCGTAAGGACATTAAATTTACTGGTGCTGCTGATGTTCAGCAAAGACTTTGCTGCACTCTTCCTGTTCAAACTCTTGATGAGAACAATAATATTGTTAAGAAAGAGGTTGATACTTGGTTCACCTATGAAGAGTGGCTCTTCATGAATGAATGGAGAAAAGAAAAGAATGATGCTGAGCTCTGGGCTAGAGATAATCGTACTAACAATGGTCAGTATGTTGACTTTGGTAAGAGTGGCAATGTTATCCGTATGGGTAATGGTGTTATGGCTCAGATGGAACCTGGTCAGACTATTTACTACAGTGAATTCGACATTGATGACTTTGTTGAGAGCCTTCAGACTATCTTTGAGAATGGCAATGTTCCTATGAGTGAACGTAAGATTGTCGTTGTTACTGGTCAGAGAGGTAAGATTCAGTTCAGTAATGCTGTTAATAAAACTTCTAGTGGCTTTATGAGAGCTGGTAGTGGTGTTATTAATAGTAGCAATGTTGAAGTGGATGCTGTTGCTCTTGGCTTGATTAAGAATAACAATGGCCAGCTCACTTACACTACTGCTCAGTACGATAAATATATTGGTCCTAATGGTATTGAAATTGAAGTTATTGTTGACATGAGTTTTGACGATAAAGTCAGATTCAAACAGGTAGGACTCAATGGTAAGGGAGTACTTCAGTCTTATGCTTACTATGTCTTTGACATGGGTAATAGCACCGAGCCTAATATGTATCGTTGCAAGCTTACTAATAGTCAGTATAGTGATTATATGAGATACATGCTTGGTATGCGTAATCCTTGGGGTATTGATGGTAAAATTATCTCTAGTGATGAGGATGCCTCCAGTATGCACACTATGGTTTCTTTGGGTGCTTGTATTCTTGACCCAAGCCGCTGCTTGAGATATCTGCCCGTTGGCCTCTAATATATATTCAACCTATAGAGGAAGAGATTCCTCTATAGGTTCTAAAAATAAAAATAAAAAATTAACGTTGTAGTTAAATTAAAAAAGAAGATAAAATGGAAGAACAAAAAGTAACTAAAAGTAGAAAAAAGGATAATTTTAATCCTCTAAAGAAGGAAATTGTAGAAATTAAACTTATTCCTTCTACAAGTAGAATGTATAAGGATGAATCTCCTTTAAGTAAGGGTTTGGCTGAAACTTCTAGTATTAGTTATGCTGTGCCTAGAGAGAATGGAATGTTGATGGCTGTACTTACTCCAGATGAGCAAGCTTTCTTTGAAGCTTACTTTAATTTGCCTGAGGATGCAATGAATCCTAATGCAATAGTAAATAATTACTGGACAACGTATAATAGAGGTTATATTAACAGAGTTATACTTGATAAAAGTGGTAAAAGATTAGACCTTAGTAATGCTAAGGACTATATTGAATGGAAAATTCTTAAAGCTAATAAAGAATATATTTGCCCTGACCAAGAGACTCTTGAGAACAATAGAAAAGCTACTTATAGATTTGTAATGCATAATGATAATACCGTAGCTACTAGTGCAGGTAAAACTGCTGACCTCAAACTTGAACTCTTTGAAATATATGGTAAGTACAAGGATGATGCTGATATGCTTAGAGTAATTTGCTACCTTATTGAACATAAGAAAGTTTCTCCTAAAACTAGAATTGAACTTCTCAAAGAGAAACTTGTAAATATGATGGAAGACAGAGCTAAAGATTGTTATGCTGTTATGAGTAATAAGAATCTTGAGCAAAAGAAAGCTATTTTGATTGGTAGTGAAAAAGGTATTGTCTCTGATAGAAATGGATTCTATTATTTAACTGAGAATGGACAGAAACTTTCTGATGACTATACTGAACCTAATTTAAATAATGCAGCTAATTACCTTGCTGATGTTGCTAATCAAGAATTATATTTTAGTATTCTAAATAGAATCAAGTAATGACTAGAAACGAGCTCATATCAGAATTTAATTTATATTATAACAATCTTGCATCAAATCAAGCCCCAGGCTTAGATGAGGTTGAGATTTCAATATATATGACTAAAGCACAAAACATGCTACAAGATAGTCTATATAATGAGTATGAGAAATCTGAAGAAGCTCGTAGAAAATTAACAACGGTTGTTAAAACAGCTAAATTAAAACCAATAAATATTTCTACTAATAATTTAATATATCCTAAAGCTAAATGTTATTCATCTTCTTTGGATATAGACAATAATACTATTAAAGTCAAATATATAGTAAATGAACAAATTAAAATAAAAGATACATCTACATCTTGTTCTAAAGGTTTAAGAATAAACATCCAACCTATAATACATGATGAAATAGATAATATTGTTCAAAATCCTTATAGATATAACATTAGAAGAGCTTTAAGATTAGATGCAGATAACCATATTGAAATCATTTATAAAAAACCTGAAGATATTGAATATTATCAAATTAGGTATATAAAAGTGTTGAATCCTATTATATTGTATACATCTTCTGAATACACAGATACTATTGAGGGATTCTCTCCTTTACCAAATGATTATATGTTACCAGAGTTACCTGAATTTACTCATAGACAAATAGTAGAAATAGCTGCTAAATTAGCATACCAAGATTATAAACAATGAATAAAATAAACGGTTAATTAAATTTATTATTAATTAAAACTTAAACAAAATGATTTTCTCGGATAACCAGACAAAGCATTTTTATGCTCTGAAGAGTGTAAACACCTATGTGGTGAAAACTCTTGCTAATTCTGACAAGATTAGAGTTATGCTCTTTGCTGATAGTGCTGCTCAGACAGCCAATACTGCAATGGCTACTACTGATATTCTTGACAGAAAACTTATTAAGAGAGCCAAAGTCAATCAGGTAAAACCCACCTATTTTAGAAAGTGGACTGTTGCTGCTCCTACCACTATTACTGAGGGTAATACCTATCACATCTATTTCTACCTTGAAAATATGATGGGTTTTGGTATGCAGGACAGATGGGACAAGGTTGCAAGTTATACTGCTAAAAATGGTGATAATGCTACCACTGTTATGACTGCTCTTAGGAATGACCTTGACCTTAAGCTGAATGGTGCTGGCCCCATTAAGAATGATTTTACTGTTACTCTTAGTGGTACTAGTATTGTAGTAGCTGAGAATCCCAACAGTGAAACCTTTGCTGAACTTGGTGAGCTTGATATGCGTATGCATACTAACCCTTATGCTTACAATGTTACTATGAGTACTGGTGAGGCTAATGGCAATGAGATTACTCCTTGGGGTGGTCAGAAACAGATTCTTGGTGTTGAGGATAGTACCATTGGTACTTACATTAAGGCTGCTACCAAAGTTCTTGCTATGGAGCTTTACTTCCTGCGTAACAGAGCTGACAGATATGACCTGAATAAGGATTTCTATGCTAGCATCCTTAACAAGACTAACACTGATACTGCTGCTGAGACTTACTATACTGTTGACATTGATTATGCCTTCAGTGACACTCAGGGTTACACCTACCATAGTGATAAGCAGCTGAGTATTGCTGTTCCTGCTAAGGCTACTGCTGATGCTATGCTTACTGCTATTGTTGGTACTACTCTCGATAGTCTTGAAAGTAGAGTTGCTGCTCTTGAAGCGTAAAAAGTTGTATATTTTCAACTGAAGGGTAGTTAGTGATAACTACCCTTTTTTATTTTGTTTTATATTGTATCAATAATTTTTAGTACTTTTGCAAAAAATTTAATATTATGACTTGGAGAGAATTAGTCTATATGATTACTGATGTTACTAAACAAATTAGTGATGATAGTAATTTTAATGAAGACCATATAATTAAATTATGTAGTACGTATAGAAATTATATTCTTAATCAGCAGTATTTAACTAATAAAAAAACTATTGCTGAAGCTGATTATCAATTAGTACAAATACCTTTAAAATTAATTACTACAGATATATGTCCTAATGAAGAAGTTTTAAGAAGTATAGAGCCCATTTCTCCTATTATGACTATTGGAGAAAAATCTATATATCCTACAGATTTAATACATTATAGAAGTAAAATAGTATTTGTTGATAGTCGTAGATTTTCTTACGTTGGTAATAAATTTACTCATAACGTTATATATGCTATGATTGGACCAGATAACTATTTATATTTAAAATCTAACAATAATAATTTCAAATATCTTGAAAGTGTAACCATTAAAGCTTTATTTGAAAATGCTGATGAAATGTCTTTGTTGGATGCTAATGCTTGTGGTTGTGATTTAATGGATATTAAATTTCCTTTAGAAAATGCTTGGATTAATACTTTAATTAATCTAGTAGTCAATGATTTAATTAGAGGTGTTAACATGCTTAGAGATACTACCAATGATGCTATGGACACTTCAGATGATTTAGCTCAAGCAATTGCTAGATTTACAAACAATGCTTACAAAAGAATGATGCAGGGTAATAATAATGGACAGAGCTAAAGAAAAATATAAGATAAGGATGGAAGGAAAAGACAATAAAAGTCCTCATCATTCTATTACAAGAAGAGATATAGCTAGAGCTATTAAAAGGAAGTATTTTGGCCAAGAGAGATATTATAAAATACATGAGCATGATATAAACTTAATTATAAGTAGAATCATGGAGCTTAAAGCTGAAGAGTTGTTTAAAAATGGATATGTAAATATAGATAAAGATTTTGGAACTATCGAGTTATGGAGTTATACAAGAGGAAATAAATTTGAGTGTATGCCTATTAGTTGGGGAAAAACTTTAGATTTATGGTTAGATAATCCTAAAGCAAAGGCTGAAAAAAAGTTAGTAAGAGTAATTACTAATGAAGACGGTTATGTGTTTAAATGGAAAAGAGGTAAAATAAAAAATATAAGTTACTTCAGTTTTAAACCTACCAGAGCTCTAAGAGTAAAATTAAAAGAATTATTAGATAATAATAAACCAATAATGACATTACAATGAACAGAGAGAGATTTATCTCTTTAAAAGAGATTATAAATAGAGTACATTTAGTTGGAGGTGATGTTGTAAATAATGTTACTGAAGATGATGTTATTACCTATACTATAGAGTTAATGGGAATTGTAGGAGTTCCTGCTTTATTTCAACATAAAATAGAAAAACTGGAAATAAAGAATTATAAGGCTCTTTTACCTTGTGATTTTGTTGAAGAAGAAGGTATTAAATGCTGTAATCAACATTTTAATGCTTCTACTGAAATGTTTGATGTAAGAAAAAGTAAAACCAACGTTCCTACTTATAAAATACAAGGTGATTATATTATTACTTCTATAGAAAAAGGTTATATACAATTAGCTTATACAGCTATTAAAACTGATGAAGATGGTTATCCTATGATTATAGATGACCAATCTTTTATTAGAGCTTTAGTTAGTTACATTGTATATAAAAAAGTATATACTAACTATATTAATGGGAGAATACCTAGTGAGAATATTATGGAAAGAGTAGAAAGAGACTATGAGTTTAATATAGCTCAAGCCTCTCAAAAACTTGTACAACCTACTGTTGACGAATTTAACAATATTACTAGAATGATGAATAGTTTCATTTTTAGAGTGAATTCTAGAAAAGAAGGATTTGCTAACATAGGAGATGAATTACCTGAGTTTACGTTCCGTAATAATATTACTAATTTTGGTTTTATTAATCCTGCTAATAATTAAAACATAAAGTTATGATAAATGAGCAATCATATCAAATCTTAGGTATGAAACAGGATAATCTCATTGCTACTGGTAATAGCTCCAAGTTTGCACATGAGATTATGAATATGAGATTTAATACTATAGGTGATTATACTACAGCTTCTTGGACTACTGAGAAAGGTACTAAAAAAGTAGATATAGATGAAAGTGATAGTACATGGGAAGACTATAAAAGTATTACTAGTGTTGTTGAATTAGCAGAGTTATCACCTATAGGACAATGTAATATAAATGATACATGGATTATATTTGGTAAGTTTTCTAATGAAGAAGCTTCTAAACAAGATGTTATTCTTCAATTTAAGTTAGAAGAAATAGATAACAACTACAAATTAGTTCTTAAATTGCTTTATTATGGCAATCTTAATTTTGATACAAAGCATCCTATAGAAGCTTTGGGCTATTATGAATCAGATAAAATTCAAAAAGTATATTGGGTTGATGGTATTAATCAACAAAGAGTTATAAACATAAGTAACGTAAAGTATGCGCATGGAAAAGATACCCAATTTGATTTTGTGCCTAGTGTGTGTTTAAGCGAGGCAGTTACTGTTGAAAAATTAAGTAATGGAACAGGATTGTTTCCTCCAGGAACCGTTAAATATGCAATAACTTATTTATATGAATATGGTCAAGAATCAAATATTATTTGGACATCTCCTTTATATTATCCTACTATAGGTAATAGAGCATGTAGCCCAGATGAGTTATCTGGAGATTCTTTTAAGATTACTGTTGATTATATTGATACTTCTAATCCTGGTACCATTGGAAGAGATAATGAGCATGGCTTTGATATAATCAGATTGTACTCTATTATTAGAACTTCTGATAATGCTACTCCTATAGTAAGAATTGTAGATGAAAAACATATTAACGATTTACCTGAAGTTGCACACAGAAAACAAGCTATATTTATAGACACAAATACTACTGGAGAAATAATAGACCCCTCTAAATTAAATTTTATTGGAGGTAAACCTTTTATAGCACAGACATTAAGTCAAAAAGACAATACTCTGTTTCTAGGTAATTTAACTCTTAAAACATCTTCTGCCAAAGCTGTTATTAATTCTGATGAAGATATTAAAAATAGTTTTAATGCATCAAAAGGTAATGTTAATAACGATTTTAAATATTATTTTACTTCTAGTACAGCTCTAGCTAATAACATCGAGGATAAAACAGTACAACTATATAATAACGATGGTTCTGCATATCAATATGTTCCTCAAACAACTGAAAGTTCTAGAACAATAAAAACTTTTAAATATGGAGAAGAATATAGATTTGGTATACAGTTTCAAGATTCTTACGGTATTTGGTCTGATGTTTTACATATAAAAGATATAGAAAATGACAAGAAGCCTAAACATATAAATACTGGTTATCGTTTAGCTAGGTTTGAATATACTTTACCTAGTAATGTAGCTAAAGCTTTTAAAGAAAAAGGATTTAAAAAAGCTAGGTTAGTATGTTGTTATCCTAATAATGCAGATAGAAATATCATAGCTCAAGGAGTATTAAATCCTACAGTAAGTAATACTAAAGATAAAGAAACTCATAGCCCTGATTTTTCTGCATCGTGGTTTTTTAGACCTTATGTATATGGAGATAATGGGTATGAACAATTAGAATATATTGATGGGAATTCACCTGAAATTCAAGCTTGTAGGGTAGATTATTACAATATAGACAAAACAATCAATAGTAAAGCAATCAATAGTTATTATAAAATCAATTCTAATAAATTTACTTTTAATTCTCCAGAAATAGATTTTGACGACTCTATAAAAACATTACCATCAGATGGATTTAAAATTAGAATTGTAGGATATATACCAATACACTCATATACTAATTCTGTATATATAGATGCTAGTAGTCCTTTAACTAATGTTGCTGGAAATAAAGGTGTTGGTTTAGTAAATAGTCTTACAGTTCAAAATATTAGTAACGACCTTACTAATTATATAGATTTGTCTAATGCAGCATGGAGAGATTATGATAATTATTATAGAACTGGTGAAAATGGAGCAGGAAGATTATATGATTATGAGATATATCCATTTCAAAGAAAGGGTAGTTTAAACAATTATATAAAAGATATTAATAATTGGAAAGCCCATCACATAAATGAAAGTACAAGTGATTCTTATGAAACCTATCCTATAAAAGAGACAGCAAAACTAAATAGTAAAGTTTATAGTCATTTAGCTTATTCTTTATATTCTGATTATAGTGTTAATGTACCAACTTTAACACTTAATAATTTAAAATTAAATTTAATATCAGATAGTAATCCGTTACCTACAAAACTTGGTGAAGCTATTTACATGGGGAGTTTAGATACTATTTTACCAATGTGGGTAAGTAATAACACTAATAAACTTATTACTGGTATTTTATCTGATGACCCTACAAATGATAAAGCAAGTCAAATAACTTTAAAAATTTCTGGTTTTTATCATATTTGGGCAAATGAAAGTTTTATGTATAAACAAGCAGGGAATAATGTCTACAACAATTATAATATACCTGTAGCTACAGACCCCATACCTATTACATATAAAACTTTACCTCACATTGTATTTTCATTAGGAAATGATATTGAATCACAAGATTATAGTATAGGAGACTCACATCATCCTCCTTATCTATATTTAGCTGAAATATACAGAGAAAATATAGAAACAAAATTTGGAGGAGATGCTGAAACTGCATTTAATGCTTTTGTTCCTTGTGGAGATGCAGTATCACTTACAAATAACTCTGTAACATTATTAGGTAAGGAAGGAGATACTTATTTACAAAGATACGATTGTTTAAAAACAGTTCCATTACGTGCTGATGACACAAACCAAATAGTAGAAATACTATCATTTGCATGTGAAACTAGAATTAATCTTGATGGCAGATATGATAGAAATAGGGGATTGTATGATAATACAACAGTTAACGAAACTAATTTTAATTTAATCAATAAATCATACACACAAACAGATAATTTATTTACTTATTTTATATTATCAGATTTAGATTCTACTTTAGACGTATTTCCTAATCAGTTTACTTGGTCTTTACCAAAAGTTGTGTCTGATACAGTGGACACTTGGACAAATATTTCATTAGAATCAACAGCAGATGCAGATGGTATATATGGAAAAATAAATAAAATTATTAATAACAATAACAGATTAATATTGTTTCAAGACCATGCTATATCTCAAATAGGTTTTAACGAGTCTACTGCTATTCCTACTGAAACTGGTATACCATTAGAATTAGCTAAAACTGGTAAATTTACAGGATTAAATTATTTAACAACTGAAATAGGATGTCAAAATAAATGGTCTATATCATCTACTAAAAATGGTATATTCTTTATAGATGATAGCAGGCAAGAATTATTAACTCTTAGTGAAGGCTTTACTAGTCTATCTACAATGCATGGATTTGATGCATTCATGATTAATCAATTACCTACAACATTTAAGACTTGGAATCCTATAGAATTTGATAATTTTATTACTTATTATGATAAATTGTCTAACGATGTTTACTATATCAATAAAAATGTATGTTTAGCTTGGAATGAACAAACAAAAACTTTTACATCATTTTATAATTATGAGAATGTACCTTATATGATGAATATAGGACAACATAATTTCTTATTAAAAAATGGTATATATGCTGCTAGGGAAGATGATGCATATAGTAAATTCTTTGATGAAGTTAAAGATTATTGGATAACTATTGCATGTGATGGTCAAACAGATAAAGGCTCTGCTTTTCCTGCTGATAAAGTATTTAATAATGTAGAATATAGAGCTGACATATATAATTTAGATGGCAATAACACAAATTATTCTGTATCAATATTTAATAAAAAACAGGCTTGGAATGGCTATCAGAACTCTAATGAATGCTCTTTAGATGGTATTAGAAAGTTCAACACATGGAGAATTCAGTTACCTAGACATGCTGGTACTAGAGATAGAATAAGAAGTCCGTTCTGTTATATTAAACTTAAACAAGACCAAAGTATAAAACAACAAACTGATAGAGCTATATTACATGACTTAGCAGTTTATTTTGATATGAAATAATTGAGATTAAGGGTAGTAAATTAATTTATTACCCTTAATTTATTTTATAATTTACTTTAACAACTAAAATATTTTTAGTATTTTTGCAGAAAAATTTAGTAATATGCCTCCTTATAATATATATAATGGAAATCCAAAAATTTGGGATTTATATAATAAAGCAATGGGAACTAACATAACAGCTCCC